CGTTTTTCCAAGTATTGTTTTCTCTATTGAAGTGTTTGCACGTAATTTTGCAAGCTCTTCGTTCTGTTTTAGCTTTTCATCTTGGTTTTGATCGCTCATCATAGCTCTCATTCGGTCTAAATTTAGTCTTTCTTGACCTTCTTTTTCTTTTCTAGCGTTTTCTTTTGCTTGTAAGTCTATTTCTCTTGATCTTAACGCTGCAATCGGGTCATTTCCAAACTCTCCACTAATTTTTTTCTCTTCTTTTGCAAAATCGTCCATCATTTCTGATATTAAAACTGCTTTTCTAGACTCAATTCGCTCTGTTAACATTCTAATTTGTTGTTGAGCTTGTGGATTTTGCATTGCCATCTGTTGCATTTGTGCAAGTTGAACTAATTCTTCTCTAAATTCTATTTCAATCTGTTCTTGTGCCATTAAACTTATGTGTTCTAATATATTTTTTTGTATTGCAGCACCAACCACTGGTGAATTTTTTACCATATTGGTTTCCATAAAATTCAAATGCGCAGTAATGTGTGCTTGATGGTCTTGACCTGGAAAAGCTTGAAAAGGTTTACCAGCTAACGCATCGATATGCTCTAGTGCTGGGTCTTTTGGCATTGGTTGTTCTGGTCTTTTTAAAATCGAATCTATATTTTTTACACCTAAAGCCTCGTACATATTTCTGTAGACTTCGTATTGATTGTGAATAGCAGGGTTAGAAGCTGCCAGTTGCATTTCCGTTTGAGCGAGTGATATCCGCTGTGTTTGTGAAAATATATTGGGATCAGCAACTGGCAATATATCTATTCGGTCGTCGAAATCAGATTGCTTGATTTGTCTCTGACCGCCAACAACATCATACGGGTAAACTGGAGGTAAGTAAAGTTTAAAAACTCTGGCCATTAAACTAAACTCACGTTTCATAGAAGCATATAATCTTTTATGAATCGCTGACATTGTTCTAGATCCTCTTTCTAACATAGCAACAGTTGTACCAACTGCAGCGCTTTGATTGCCTTCACCAACTTGTAGATCAGCGATGGATGCAAATCTTTGTCCCGCACCAACCACAACACTCATTAATTGTAATAAAGTTCCTGATGGTTCTTTGAAAGGTAACGGCATAAAAGCATCTCGTAAATTACCACCAGGTGCATCTACATCTCTAAACTCTCCTGGTTGTATTGGAGCTGCTTCATAAAAATTTAAAATGTACAAAGTATTGTATTTTTTTTCTAGATGGATCTCCAATATTATAGTTTCTTCTAATAGATAATACCTCACGTGATCCTTCTTCAATTGTAACAATGTATGGTAACTTAATACCTGTTGGCTCTCCTTGAGAATCCACATCTTCAAAACCTTCAATATCTAAATCAACATGACATTCCAAAAGTGTAAACATATTTTGGTCTTTAGTTTTACTCATGCCATCTAGTTCTCTTTCTTTTTTCTCTGATTCAGTTTCGTTATGTGGACCTGGTGTTAATTCTATATCTCTATAGAAACCACCGACTTGTTGTTTTCTTAATTCATTTTCTGATATTTTAATTACATGAATAATTGATTCCGCATCATCTAATGAGGTAGCTGAATACGGAACAATTAAATCATCAGCAGGAACAAACTTTGATACTGCTCTCTGCATAATCTCGTCGTAATAAACTTTTTTAAATGTTGACCCTGATAGTGGTAGATAAAATAACATCTGATCAAACTCAGATTCATACTCTTTCATCTCTGACATGATTTGATAATTCATAAATTCTTTGACACGTAAAGCTTGTTGCTCTTTGTCAGGAGTTGGTAAACCAATAATCTGCGTTCTGACTGGTCCTTGTGATGGTAATAATTCTTTGTAAGCTAGAGCTTGAAACTGTGTAACTGCCTCTGCTAACACTGGGTGAGTTGCACCTGATGCACCTTTAAATGGTTCTGATTTTTCTTCATACTTAAATCCTAAAAGATCTAAACCATTTGTGTAAGCATGCTCCCAATCTTTTCTACCTGATTTGTAATCTACATAATTTGTGTGTAACTGACTTCCTATTGGCATTAAAACTTCTTCAGGCAATAACTCTGCAAGGTTTGCAAAGTGTTCATCTGTTTGTGGTAAACTTCCTACTTTAGGATCAAAATTTATATCAACGCTACCATCTTCATTTGGTTGTACTTCAACCGGTTGATCTGGTTTTTGTTGTTCTTGTAAATCTATTTGTACTTCTTCAGGACTTGGAACGTTTATTGTTTGCTTTACGTTCGGTAAAGACTTGTCTATTTCTGCCATTTATTTTCTCCAGTTTCACTGTCTTAACAGTATTATAGTTAATATTCAACCCCTGCGCATCCGGGCCAGATCTAGGTGGGGGTCCTGATTTTTTACCAATCATATCTTATAATCCTCTGTGTATTCTTGCATGCCGATGTCATCTAATACAGAAAGATCTACACCTTTATTTTTCATAAATAAATCTTTAGCTATATCTATCTCTTCTTTTGAAGCCGGTATATCTATATCATCTACCATGGTTAAACCTGGTCGAACAGTTTGATCAAATTCTAATTGTGCCTTTCTAGCTTCTTTTACCTCTTCTGGAGTTTCTTCTAAAACACGTTTTAAATAATCTTGTCCAAAAGTTTTAGGCTCATACAAAACTCCTGTTTCAAATTTTGTATCCTTACCTCTTAATTTATCAATACCAAATTTTGCACCACTAACTGCAAGATCAGGTAAATTAACTAATCCTTCAGCAAATCTTCCTACTGCATAGTCAACAGCTTGTGCACCAGACGCCCCTTTCCTAAATGCTTCAGAAATATCTGTTGCAGCAAACACGGGATCAATAACAATTGCAGCTTTTCCAACACCTCTTAATGTAGTTCCAGCTGTATCTAAAATTCTTGTAGCAGCTTGTTTAACAGCAGGTGGTAACTCAAAACCCATGTCTGTAAAATCTATAAAGCCTGCAAAACTATTAAACTTTACACCTTGAGAGGCAGCGTGTTTTTTAACAATTTTAATATCATCCTTTAAAGATACTCCACCTCTAGCTTTATTTAGTTCATTTAAAGTTGCTATTAATTTTTTAGGATCTTTTGTTACTGCTCTTTTTATACCTTTATCATCTACATAAGTTCCTGAAATTAAATTTTCTAACTCACTAGTTTTTGTTATTCCTAAGTGACTTAAATCAACTGCAGATTTAGAAGGTTGATACCCTGCATATTTTCCTGTGTTTCTATTAAAATAAGTTAATTGATTTTTTTTAAAATAATCATCTATTCTTTTTATTTTTGCTTTTTCATTTGGATTATTTGCTACGTAATTTTCTACTCTTTTTTTTGTAGTATTATTTACTGCTTTTGGAATGATATATAAATTTTTTGGATACTCTATGTCTAGGCCATCTAATATTTTTTTAGTTGCTCTATCATAATCTACGGTAGCTCTTCCTCTAATATGATCTACTTCAAATTGTGCGTTATTTCTTATTTGTTGCATATCCATATTTTTTAATGGGACATTTTCTATTAAACCTGTTTTTGCATTAAAGAAAGATGTAACTAAATTTTTTAATTTAGGATTATTGTCTACAAATTTGTATAACTCTTTATCACTCATTTTTCTTAATCCATTATTTAGAGCTTTACCTAATAATAAAATTGTGTTTCTATCTCTACCGTAGCCAAATTTTTTATATTCATCTGATTGTTTAGATAAAGTTGTAATGTCTTGTTTGTAGCTTTTAGGATATTTAGTATAAAATGTTTTTTTAGGAAAACCAAAAGTTTTAGATTTTTCTAATTTTTTAAATTTTTTACTTGCTTTGTTTTTATCGGGGTCTAATTTAAATCTATATTCTGCAGAACCAGTCCCTTCTCCACCACCTCGAGCCTTCTTTGAATATGTTATTCCTTCTTGATTTAAAATATCTTTTAAAACAGCAGCTTTATTTATACGAGCTACAACGTCAGATTTTGTAAACCTTAAAGTTTCTTTTGGATAAGGTTTATCAATATTGCTCATTAACTTTGATAATTCACCTTTTGGAAGTTTTAGCAATTGTTCCATTTCAAGAGTGTTAATTGTTCCAACGTTAGGTTTGTAAGATTTATTAAAAGTTTCTATTAAATTATCTATAATAGCTGCTGATATTAATTTTGTTTTACCTTGTCCAGCTCTTGTGCCTTTTCTAACAGCCTCCGATATTCTAGTTTCTTCTACAACTTTGTTAAAAATATCTTCGTAATCGTTTGGTTTTAATTTATATTTTTTTATAACTTTTTGTATCGCATCTTCGACACTTTTTTCTCCTTTAAACTTACCAGTTCTTGTAGCAATTTTATCACCATCTACTTTTGCTTTCCAAAAATCTTCAAAATCTTTATCTTTAATTAATTCTTTATAATTATATTTTCCTTTGTATTCACCTAATTCTTTTGGATCACCATATTTTTCTATTAAATTTTTTCTATAATTTTGAGCGTCTTTAAATGTTTTGTGTTCTTTAATGGGAGTATCTTTCACACCTGAAGTAACATATCGAATAGTGTTTTCACCTTTTTGATTTGTATATTTTAATCTTTGTGCAATACCTTCACCTAAGTCCTGACCCTTTTTAACATTATTTTCTGGATCAGCTAGTCCTGCTGTAGCAAATGGTATCCGTCCACCTGTTGCTGGCCGCAACAGATATGCCATCGTCTGATTAAATTCTGATATTTTCATTATAAATTTATTATACCGGCAAGTCCGCCTGCTTTTGATTTTTCTCTTATAAGTTCTTGTAAGTTGTCATACTCATCATCTGTTAAATCTGACAATGGTTTTTTATATATTATAAGTGACAACTGATTTAAGTCATCCATGATATCAGGTGCCGAGGCCATTTTGTCAGGCAACACGGGTCCTGTGGGTTTTGGTTGAAAAGGGTTTATTGGATCTTCATCGCTTGGTAATACCGGACCTTTACCCATAGCATAACTTGTTCTTGTCAATCCACCCTCTGCATTTGGTTCTCTGTCCTCTGGATCAAAATCCTCTAGTATATTTTTTTGATCTATATCTTTTTGTATCTTATCTAATTTTTCTAAAAACTCTTGATCGGACATACCCATATCTGGATTTTTTTGTACCTCTAAATCAAAGAAACCTTCTAACTCTATTAAATCATCTAATGGTTTTAGATTACGTCCTGTCTTTTCTGCTTCGGCTATTTCTTCTCCAAGGTTTTGAATATCTGTTCCAGCCCCTATGCCAAAATTATTTAAGAAAATATCTAACGGGTCTTCTCTTCTATCAATCTTGATTCCTTTCTTATCTAAAATTCTTCTAGCGATAGTTCTGGTAAAACCTTGAACAGGATCTAATGGTCCACCAGGTCTTCTAGGATTTTTAGGAAGTCCAGTTTCACCCTCACCTTTAACAATTTTTTCTAGATCACCCAGTGGGTCATCTTTTGTTAAATTAAATTCATCTAGTGTTTCGATACCCTCAGTCTTTTTTGCACCTTCTTTGACCATGGGAATAACAACACCCTCTTTCTTACCAGGTTTACCGACTACTGGTTTTTTAGCTTGTTCAAAAATTCTCTCTATTTGTTTTTTAAGAAGTGGAGTTACTCTACCAAACTCTCTTTCAGCTGCCTTGATTGCATCAGGTAGTTTTCTAATCATACCTGATCTAACAAGATTTGTTAGTGCTAATAAAAACTTTGCTAATGGTCCCATAATTTTTTACCAATAATATTTATATTTTCTTCTAGGCAGTCTTTCATCCTCATAATCTTCTGGATGGTTTATCAAACCGCCTTGCCTAAATCTCATGATTGCTTGTGTCGTACTATCGACCAAGTCATCATGGTCTCCATACGGAAACGCAGCGCACTCCTCTACAACCTCCTGAGCGAACTGTTTATCTAAAGGTGCCCATATACTACCAGATTCAAACAAAGGTGCAACAGAATTAACACGCGTATGTTTATCGTTTCCACGTGATGGTGTGTAGTTGACAACCGGTATACCCATCTGTCTTAGCTCGTAAGTTAGTGGGAGCCCTGATGCCTTAGACTCGATTAGAACAGTTTCTGGTTGCCAGTAATCGTATTGCTCTTTTGCAACTCGACGTAGTTCTGGAAACTCGTATCGATCTTTTAGTGCATCAAGTAAAATTAATTGTGGAGGAGAGTCCTCGTTTAATCTAAACACACCCCATGTTGTTATCGCACTATAGTCTGCTGTTTCTTTTTTCATGAAAGCAGTATCGTAAGATTGTATGACATGTTGTAATGTTGGTATGTCATCTTTATCCCAGTTATTCCACCACTCACGTTTTATAATCGCACCCTCTTCAGAAGTTGGATTCTGCATCCATTGTGCATTCCATTTACCGAGTGATAAGGATGCCTTGACTCCTTCGAGTTCACTTAGCTTCCAGTACTCCGG